GTACCGAGAGACAATTACTTAGCCTTCTTTGGTAAAGGAGAACAGGAAGGTGCCATAGCTGCCAGCAGCGTTAAGAAACTAATTGACTTTATTACAAACAAATAATGTTATGAGTTTAAAATATACATTACAAAGCCTTAGATGGATTAAAGCATTGTGGAGTCCATTTAAACCATTCAAAGTTAGCTTCTACGCTGGTAAACTATCAATAGGCACTCCATACTTCTTCCCTAGAAAATGGGTTAAATACACAGACGCAGATGCAATAAAAGCATCTATAGAACATAAAGCTAATAAGGATAAAGTACAAGTATCTGATAAGCAACTATTTGAAATGTATAAAAAATACAGCAAAGCAGTTCCAATTAAAGTTGGATTCGATTGGTGTAGTTTAGGATGGAAAACAAAATGGTCAGATACTGATTTCAGACATGAATGGAATCCAGTATTCACATTTGTATTCTTCGGCTACCAAATTGCATTAACAGTTTATAGTCCACATCGTAGTCATTATTGGGAAGCATGGTTATATTATGAGTATGCTACTGATAAAACTAAATCTAAACGTGAGCGAATAGAGCAGTGTAGAAAAGAGCATAGTCAAACTTGGACAGTTGCTGGAGGTGAAATAGACTATTACGAACATATACTCAAATCAAAATATTTAAAATGAAACGAGCAGATAAAAATAAACTAGTATTAAAGGAATTAATCGATAAGATGTTTGAGATAGCAGGTCATCCTCTTAAATTTGAAGATGTTGAAGGTAGAACTGATAATTGGTTTCAACAACATACAATGACTGAAGCTCAAAATGAGGAGTGGCGAGATTGGGGTACTAAATTCATAATGAAAAAACGTCGTTACAATAAGAAACTAGCTGATCGCGAAATGAGAATGCTAGATTTATATTGTGGACTAAAAATATCAGACTATAATGGAAGATAACTACATGCAACGCGTTCGTGAACGTTTCTATAAGCAAGTAAAGGAAACTAATTGGGGTGTACCTGAAGAACGAGTATATAGAGCTAGAGGACGTAAAGTAGCACCTAGAGTTATAGCAGAGCAAACACTAAGATCTAGAAAGGAATATAAACAAGTACCACAAACTAAATTCTTTAATTTTAACTAATATGGAAAATAAATATAAAATCGCAGGCGAATATTTCGGATTCGATATATTCGAAGAGGTATTTAAAGTAATTAATGAGCGAGCATCATCAAATGATGATCATATGTTTAAAGCAGGTGTAGCAAGTGCTGAGGCTGCAGTTAGACGTTTGAGAGAAGAATATTATAACAGTTTAAAATTTATGAATGATGAGCAAGAACAGAAAACCACGGGTGCCTAAGAAGGACGAGTGGAATCCAAATGAATGGCAAGGGCGTAGTAAACAACAAGTAGATAGTAATAATTGGGTAGCAGCCGCTACTATTATATTAATGGGAATTGTACTCGTATTTTCAGTAGTATATGAAATAGTAACAAGATGGTTAAATTAGTGGTGTAATAAGAAGTATATTAAGGATATATCTATCTACAGTTATCCTAGAATCATAGATATTTATCGGCATGAAGAAATGCCTATTAGCCCTATTACTACTAATCAGCTTTACAGTTACAGCTCAAGATGTAGTTACACTAACACACAAAGCGTACACAACGCATTACAGCAAATCAAAACACTATCCAGTTAAAGTTGAATGGTGGATTACCAAAGCATCATTAACGTGTCCTGTTAAGGTAAAACGTGGTGATAAATTTATTGTTGATCCAAAAATACCAACTGAAACAAATTTACAAGCCGACTATACAGGTGCTGGATTCGATCGTGGACATAATATGCCTGCAGCTGATGCTGCTTGTGATCAAGTAGCAAATGAGGAATCATTTTACTTTAGTAATATGACTGCTCAATATCCTGCTTTAAATCGTGGTGATTGGAAAGCATTAGAGATGCTATCTCGTGAAATTGCACTTAAAGATGATTCAGTTAAAGTATGGTGTGGTTCAATAGGTGTAGCTAAAAAGATAGGTACAACTGCAGTACCAACTCAATGTTGGAAAGTCGTTTATACTAAGAAGACAAATGAATACATAGCATTTATATTTGATAACAATACAACTAAAGCAGACGGCATTAACAATAACAAGGTCGACTTACCTGATGTTGAAAAATTAACAGGATTTAAGTTTAAGTAATGTTCATACCAAATCACCTCCACCTATTAGTAAAGGGTTATATTACAAACCCACCAAAATCAGAAGAAATACTAAACCAATGGTTTAGAGAATTAGTAAATAAAGTCGGAATGGTAGTTGTAGCAGGACCTACCTCAGTATATGTTAATGAACTTGGAAACGAGGGTATAACAGGTACAGTAACATTAGCTACATCACACGCCTCAATACACGTTTGGGATGCAATTTATCCTTCAATGTTCCAATTTGACTTATATAGCTGCTCAGATTTTACACCTGAGCAAGTATTAAATCACGTCAACGAACACTTCGATCTACAATCAGCAGTATGGCAGTTTATAGATAGAAACAGTATGGAATTTAAGGTGATTGATAGTGGGAAGTGGATGGCGGAATAAGGATCGTATATTGATTCAAATTAAAAATACATATGGCATTTCAAACTCGAGACGAAGCGCAAGACAAAGTATCTAGGAAATTAGATAGAGTATTAAACAAGAAAAAGAAACATGTGCCACTAAGTCAGGAATCGTGGAGTGACCTAAACCAACGAGGTGCTACATTAGTAGAACAAGAACAATGGTTAGTATTAAAACGTAAAGCATTAGATCGAGACGCAAATAACAAAGCATAATTTGAGGGGCATAGCCCCTCACTTATATTTATGTTATAAAATTAAAACGTATGACATCAGAATTATTAACTAAATGTTTAGAGGTTGAAAACTGGACCCGTTCATTAACAATGAGAGGTATGGATAGAGAAGAGATCGTATATCGAATTGATGAAATGTATGTTCCTGAAACATTAGATGAAATGGAAGCGTATAGCGAAGCTATATTATATGCTCGCTTAGGTGTCTTAAATTAGAGGTGGTCGGGCAGAGGGATTAATGTAGATTTAAGTATTAAATAAAATTAAAATAAAGGTTATGAGTTACAACATTGAAAACATTAGGTCATTAGCACCGTCAGTATTTACAACTGAAAAAGCTTCACATTTAACGGATAAGTATATCCAAACCCCTACTATCAAAGTAGTAGAAGACCTAATGAACTTAGGTTGGGAAGTAACTAAAGTACAAGAGGTTAAATCTCGTAAGTACCAAGGCTTCCAAAAGCATCTAATCATGTTTGCTAATCCAGACATCATGATTAAAGGTCAAAATGGTGATGATGCTCAACCACAAATATTACTTACCAATTCACATGATGGTAAGGCAGCATTTAACTTTAGAGTTGGTATCTTTAGATTCGTATGTGAAAACGGATTGGTAATTAGCGATGCTGATTTCGGTGTAATGTCTATCAGACACGTTAACTACACTTTCGAATCATTACAAGGTAAAGTAAACGAAATGATTACTAAGTTACCTGGGTTAGTAGATAAGATTAATACGTTTAAAGCTACAACATTAACTGAACCTCAAATGGTTGAGTTTGCTACTAAAGCGTGTGCTTTAAGATCAAAGCAAACAGTTAATATTATGGATGTATTAAATGCTACTCGTCCAGAGGATCAAGGTAATGATTTGTGGGCTGTATTTAACAGAGTACAAGAGAAAGTAGTAAATGGAATGTTTAAAACAGGTACTCGTAAGGCGAGAGTGATTAAGAACTTCCAACAGGATATTAAAATCAACGAACAATTGTTCGAATTAGCTGAATCATATCTTTAATTTTAAGTAAGATTGGGGGTATAAAGCCCCCAACTTACATTTACTACTATGGAAAATAAAAGCGAAATAAATTTAGGTGGTGGAACTAATATAGTAATGACTACATCTAGATTAGTCACATGTAATGAAACACTAACATTAATTATTCCAAATGATGGAGCCATTCAATTAGATGTTAAAATACAAGCTGATTTTGATACTATACCTGAAAAGTATCATGAAATATTCTTAAATATGCTATCATCTAAATATATGAAAGCAGTATCGTTTGGAGATAATCCATTTAGCCAGTGTCTACCTGCACCTAAGAAACGTTGGTGGCAATTTTGGAAGGCAAAATTGTAATTGTATCTTCACTCTATGGAATTAAAAGATAGAATATCAACATTCAGAAAGAATACCTATAACAGATTCTACTGGTGGAGACGATTCCAACCACGTGAAACGTTACATAAGTATAAACGTTTGAATGAACGCATCCCAAATGGCGATTTCGAGGTATCAGATTACCACTGGCAAGTATTATGGGAGAACAAATTAGAGAAACAATCCATATCTGAAGAATGTAGTGTAGATAAACAGCACGAAATCAGATGTATGTTTGGAGAGCGTAGACGTAGATTAAATAACGATTACGAGAAGGACGAACAGAAAATATTAGACGAAATGTATAAGGCATTTAGAGTGGAATTAAGAATGAGTAAAGAAGAAGTAGAAGATGAAATGCTTAATTTCGATGGTACATTGTCTGAATTCTATCATTATATTTATAACAAAAGATAACAAATGGAAATTAAAGACATTCTTAGTGAATTAATTACAGTGGCTACAGCTACATTAAATGAACGTGGTTGTCCTGAAAACTTCGATTTAGAAGATTTCATCAATGCAATAGAAGATTACTATGAAGAATTAGATGAAATTGGAGAGTTCACTTATTTAGATGATAAAGACGAATACGACTTCAGTGATGAAGGCGAATATTAATTATTAAAATAAAAGTTATGTCAACAAAAAATTGGGATCGCGTCTTAACAGACGAACAAATCAGTTCAATTCATGATCAATTAGTAGTATTGTTTAGAGATGATGCTGAGGTATTAGCTGAAATGGTACTAAACAATTACTTAGCCGAAGATAAAAATATGTTATGGGCTAATATGGTTGAATTGATTGAGCAAGCCGAAAAAGGTGAGTTATTATCAATTGATCAGATCAACATGATCTTAAAAGAAGATACTAATGCTAATTGTTAAAATATTAACATCATTATCAGTAATATTCTTCATAACACTATTTATAGGTGAAACAATGGCTATTAAAAATAAGTATCCTAAATTCACTAAGTGGTGGAGAGAAAATTGGATTGGCACTGAAGATAAATTAGATTCACGTAAACAAAATAAAAAATAAAGTTATGGCAAAAGCAGTAAAAACAACAACAGAAAAAGCATTTATGCTTACTCAAGATCAATTTGACGTATTAGTTGAAGTAAGATCATTCCTAGACAGCGCATCAGACACATTAGGTGATATTGATGGCGATGGTAATTTACTTGAAATTGGTAGATCAGTAGGTAACGCTACAAGCGACGTTATCAATGCATTCAACCAATTAGGTGATTTAGTTGATGCAATTAATCCTAATGCTGATGATAATGATTGGGAATTTGATATTAAATAGTATTTAAGGTTAGTAAATTTGGATAGGCACCGCAAGGTGTCTATCTTTATGTCATGACAAATTTAGTAATACACCCCACAGATCGCAGTACGGATTTTCTAAAACCGATATATGCGAACATAACCGATGCAACCATTATTAATGGTGGTGTTAGTAAAGCACAAATCGCTAAACTAATAAGCGAACACGACCGAATCATAATGATGGGACATGGCTCACCATCAGGTTTATTTAGCTGTGCTAAGTTCGGGGATAATGATTATAGTGGGTTTGTAATTGACTCTACAATGGTACCACTACTATACGAGAAAGAATGTATTGCTATATGGTGTAATGCAGATAAATTCATGAATCAACATGAATTAAATGGATTTTACAGCGGTATGTTTATTAGTGAGGTAGGCGAAGCAACATATTGTGGATTACCAGGTATGGAACAAGAAACAGTAACAGCATCAAACGATTACTTCGCTGAACTATTAGGTGAAGTGATTAATGAGCCATTAAGCGTTATATATGAGCATATTATGGATAATTATGGATTACTAACCGAAGATAATCCCGTCGCTAACTACAATCATAATAGATTGTACTTGGCAGAATAACAGTTGTATATTGACGGTATAAAATTAAAAAATATGAAATTAACATTACAAGAATTAAACGAAATCTATTACTGCTTAGGTAAAGTATTAACATTAAACGAAGTTAATCTCGCTAACATTAGCTTAGTAGAACAAATTAGAGATAAGGTACGTGACGAGATAGATATAATAGAATACAAAAACGAAAGCAACGAAGACGATGGACCAGAATATGACAGTGCTGGTTTCACTGAAGATGACAGAATAGTAAACGGACAGTATAGAGTAATAAGTAACGACGATGCAGATGAAGACTATAAAGCATCATTAATCCAAGACGAACAACGTTACGAAAATCAACATAAATAATTTAAAATTGAATATAAATTTAATTATATCATCAGCCCTATTACTACTGCCTTGTAAAATACAACAAGAGGAATTAAGAATAAACTACCTAATTCCAACACTTAAACCAGAGCAAGTAACAGTAACCACTTACACCCCATCAGTAGAGGAATGTGATAGTACACCACATATCACAGCTAGCGGATTTAAAATAGACACATTAAATCCTAAGCGACACAGGATAATAGCGGTAAGTAGAGACCTAAAACGTAAATGGAAATTTGGAACTAAGATTAGAATAACAGGTATGGGTAAACATAACGGCACATACATAGTTAAGGATGTAATGAATAAACGTTATAAAAAGCGCATTGATATACTCGTGGGTAAGCAAGACAAGCAGTTTAAATTCACGGGAATTAAAATATATAAAATATGAAAACATTCAACGATTTAGAATTTAAACAAGACATACAACGAGGATTAAACGCAGCTCGAATCATGTTCGATAATGGATACGGAGCGAGTGTAGTAATAGGACCATACACATATGGTGGTGAAAATGGCTTATATGAATTAGGTGTATTAGGTAAAGATGGTAAATTATGCTATGATACGCCTGTAACGGGCGATGTTGAAGGATATCTAAGTGAAGATGACGTGACTAGATTATTAGAACAAATACAGAACTTATAAATAGCACCCTAAAATTCAGCTTAAGCTTTATGGCTCACACACCACATATATAAATACGTATATACGATTAGCTATGATAATTTACATGATAGAAACAATAACACTAATAGCGAACAACAATCCACAATTTAAAATAACAACGCCTACACGAGTAGGCGAAACAGATAAAGGAAAATATTTAATATATGAATGATATAAATAAACAATTCGAAATGATAAACAAAATATTGGATCGAATCGATGCTAAACAGAAAGAAATTAATGGAAAGTTAGACGAAGTAATTGCAGCGTTACACGCTTATGATGACGAGAATATTGAAGATATAAATGAAGGGTATGGCGAATCATCATTTGAAGCGTTCCAAGACACCAAAAACGACATATTGAGTTGGGACGTAGATGGAGCAGAACGTCGAACACACCACGTAACGAACGAGGAAGCGGATGGTGATGCTAATAAAATACGTGTGAGTAAGGATAGTAATAATACTCAGGATAAACACGTGGGTAAGAAGAAACGTGATAAATGGGTTAGTCCATACCCACCGAATCCGAAACGTAAATTCACACAAGATTTAATACCTAAAAACAAAGGATAGATGAGCGACTTTAGTAAACAATGGTGCAACGTAAACGACCCTGATATGCCGTATGATTTCGATATATTGGAGGTGTTTAGTAAATTGAAATACAACACATATGAGAGCTGGATATGTGAGGGATATGGCTTTGGGGCTGTAGCTAATATAGACGGCGAGTGTATGTTGAATATGCCTAATGGAAAATGGGTACCCTACGATGATGTAGTCAACAAGTAACGCGTTTTTTTCGCCGTTAAATGCGCATTACGTGCGTTTTTTTGTTTAAACGACATCACTTTTTTTTATCACAACGTGTGTATAACTACACAACGTAGGACAACTACGAATATTAGTAATATATTACTACGCGATTTAGGATGGTAGTATGTGACCTGTTGTTGTTGTATGTGGGTGGTGGTGTTGTGTTCCATCCCGCCTTCATTCCGCGCATCCACACTTTTTTATATACACATTTTTTTTTACTACACCACTTAGTTGTTTACTACACGCTTTAGTACTACTAAATGTAGTATTTTTGTGTTACAATGTTTTGTTGTGGCAAAGTTTTTTTCATAGATTTACGTCATAATAATTAAAGATATGAAAGTAATAGAAAAAGATTTTGTCGTCGGTGGAGCAAAGCTCGGCACATACAACGCATACGAAGATATTGAACCTGAATTGTTACGTTTCCGTCCTGGACAACGTGTACTCCCAGCACCTTTTTTTTATGAAACGGGTGATACATACACACTAATTGCTCAACACGAGCCCGGTACAAAGTTTTATCCAAACGGTGGTTTTGAGGTGCGTGATAGTGGGGGTGGTTCTCGTCACTATGATTTGGATCAAGTTATTGTGCATCCAGCATCATGTAAACACCAACCAACATTAGATTTGATGACGCGACGTGAGGAACGTGAGGCGGCAGCCGCCGAACGAGCTGTTTTGCGCGGTGATAAGGTGAAGGTTAAGGTTGAGGGTGCGCGTAGAGGACGTCCAGCTATTGATCCAGCTGTTAAGGCAGCCCGTGAAGCGGAGAAGGTTTTACGCACCCAACGCTCAGGCGGTAAAAGAGGCCGTCCATCTTCTGGTGAGCCCAAGACCCAGACGGTAAAAGCCACTAGTGGTAAACGCGGGCGACCAGCTTTGTCCACAACCCAGATTGCAGCTGCAACCGCAGCTAAAGCAGCTACTAGATCACGCTCTGGTGGACGCAGAGGTAGACCTAAATCATCGCGTTAGTTTTTGTTCGGTCGAGGTTTTTTATGTAGATTGATGTTATAATTAAAATTAATAAGTTATGAAAGTAGAATTGTTTATTACTAAGGACAGAGTTCCTTACATCGTTGGAGAATTAGGTGTAGATAGAGTTACTGTATCAGAGTATGATGATACTCAAGACACAGTTAGTTTTGAGCTAACCGGTCAGCTAGATTTGTTATACCTGTTCCACGCTGGAATAAGATGTGGATCAGATAATATGGCTAAAGCGTTAACTAGCAAGGTTGTTTAGGCAAGGTTTTGTTCCGATCTTCACGTTATAAAATTAAAAAATATGAATGTAAATGAATTAAAGCCTAATCAAATGATTTATGGCAACAAAGGTAATGTTTGGACTAACACAGCTCACATTTTTGAGTCTGGAAAAGGCAATTTGTGTGGTACACCTGCTCTAGCTACAAATTGGGCTCGCATTGAGGGAGTGGAAGTGATTGGTTGTCCAGCTTGTCTGGCTAAAGCGAATACCAATTAATTTTTTTGGTCAACGTTTTGTTCCGAAATTTAGTATATAATAATTAAAATAAAAAAAAAATCAAGGTTATGTCAAAAGAAAACAAATCAACAAAGAGAGGTCGTCCAACAGTAAGTACATCAGCACGTCAAGCACGTCTGGAAGCTAGAGCAGCACGCGTTGCGTCTGGTGGATCGATCGGTAGAGGTCGTCCAGCGAGTGAGGGATCAGCACGTCAAGCTAAATTAGCTATACGCGCAGCTAAGATCGCGTCTGGTGGAACGATCAAGCGTGGTAGACCAGCTAAGGCTGAGGTAGCCGCATAATTTTTGAACGACGGGGTCTGTAGTAGATCCCGTCTGTTCATTTTTTTATCATTATTAAATTTTTTATATGAACATTATTATTAATTTTTTATTGACGTTTTTATTTGGTGTACGAGTAGAAGGTGAGCCGATCAATCTAGAGTACGGTACTCGGGTCCCTTGCTCCACTAGTGACCCAGACGATCGTCCAGAGCAATTTACCTGGTTCACTGAATTTAGAGTGAGTTGTTTACATGGTAAACAAAATGTTTATTTGGAGGGCTAAATATTATTACTTATCTTCACAGTATTAAATTAAAATTAAATTAAAAGTTATGGCTACAAGATCATTAATCGGAGTTAAGTTGAACGACAACATAGTGAAAACAATTTATTGCCACTGGGATGGTTACCCAGAGCACAACGGGAAGTTGCTAGTGGAAAACTACAGCACGCCCGCAGCAATAACGGAGCTAATGTTACTGGGTGATTTAAGTAACCTAGATCTAACACCAGACAAGTGTAAAGCGTATCACCGCGATCGAAACGAACCGTGGGGTATGGTTGAACCCAGAGACACAAGCGCCAGTGAGCTGGTGAGTGTGGGGAATGAGTACGGTGTGGATTACGTGTACGTGTATAATGAGAATTACGAATGGGACTGTTTTAAAAGTGACGGTACCCCAGTAGATATATTGAGCAATATCGCTCTAAATTAGGTTCATACTTTTAATTTTTAATGGTGAGCGAGCTGGGTTTCTACCCGGCTCAATTGCTGTCTGGGCTGGCACAGTACCAGTCATATATTCACGGTATAAAAATTAAATAATATGAACAAGAAAGAAATTAAAAGCGCAATTAATAAAGCCGCTTACGCGTTTGCTGAGTCAATGGGATATGAAGTACACGATGACGAGGGTGATGGTACCGTATCATTCGTCCCACACGAGTACACAACCATAGACGATACGATCACTTGGCATCGCAGCTCACATGATACGTGTGTGTTGAATTGGTCCAGTGATAAGACCAAAGCGGACGCTGATACGATCGATGCACACATGAAACCAATAATCGAACAATATAATAATCAATATACACCGAAACATGTTATGGCATAGTTCGGTTCGTATATTCACGGTATAAAAATAATAAGATATGAACATTAAAACAAAACAAGGATTAGCATTATTAGATGCAATGTTAGCTGATAGTACTTACAGTAAACATTATGATGTATTTAGTAAGGTATTTAAAGGTGTAGATATAGATTCAATTAATCATCTTATATCAACTGAAATTAACGGTGAAGAAGTAATAGATGAATACGATGAATTGCTTAGTGATAAACAATTTATAAAGCAATTAAATACAATTCAGAATAATATTAATAATGTATTTAACTAGGCAGAACATAAATCATATATTCACGGTATAAAATTAAAATATGAGCAAATTAACATTTACAGACGGTCAAACATTCGATTTAAGTGGTCCACTACGTTTGGAAGAACGTTACGATGGATGGTATGTACTGGGAAATAACAGAATGATACCCGTGGCTAGTCAAGACGCAGGTAATATATTGATAACACAATTAAACAATTAAAGTATGAACGTAAACGATTTAATGAACATGAATGACATGTACTATGTAGGTAACATTATAGACATGGATGGTGATGGGTGGGTAAGTAAAGCTGAAGCACAGTCAATATTAGATGAACTAATGGGTAGTGATGATAATTCAGGTGGATATGGTGATGAATCGCCAGCTGAATACAAACGCATGTTAGCTACCGTGGGTGTTAAGATTTAATGGGCATGGTGCCCGATGCCCGAGACTTTAAACTCTCGGGACGCCCGCGGTCGATAGCGATCCGATAGCGTTTCGACGGCGGAGTGCTCCCATGATAATCGCGGTACATCGACGGGGCGTTGTCGTGCACAAAAAAGCTATGGATATTCTCAACAGAAACACAACCTTTACGCCCCGAGCGTATATATTTATATCCACGTTCCCATTTAATCCATTTCGCACCAACGTTATAAAACCGCAAAACTACCTCTTAAACAAATTTTTTATGTCGACAAAGTATATACAACCACCCATAACCATTTTTATATGAATATAAAATACATTGAAGGATCGATGATGCTAACGAAAGAAGCATTCGAACAATATATTCAACAACAACGTAACACAGAAGCCACACAATATGGCTTGACGATGGAAGAATACCAACACGCTATAATGAGTGGAAGTGTTGTCCAGGCAAAATCCCCATCGGATATTCCACCTAAACAATAGGTTATGAAACGTATTACACACGATGAGGCTAAGCAATATCTCCCGTTAGATAGTAAAGACATGCGCTACAATATGCGTCGTGCTATCGCTTACGCCCTTACCCCCATCCCTGATTCTCCAGGTTGGGAAGAAATCACATATTATGGCGCCTCCTGGATTGATCCAACTGATACCCCACAGAACCCCCATTATATTTACATTCTCGTTAACCCATCTATTCCAGGTATATGTAAGATTGGCTTTACTACCACGACAGTATACGATAGAGTTAAGCAAATAAACTCAGCTACGGGCGTAATTACACCTTGGTATGCTGTATTCACATATAAGTGTCCAGATGGTCGTTCACTTGAACACGACATACACACACATCTTGAAGATATCGGTGTGCGTGTTAATCCTAAGCGTGAAGGATTTCAAATATCATCTGATGATGCACGCGTTATTATTGAAAATATGGGTAACAAATACAAATCAAATGAAATCAATTAATATTTTAATGATTGTTGCTGCTTGGGTATTTGGTCATTTTTTAGTTTATAATACCCAATATTATTTGACTGAAATATATGCTTATAATATTCCTCTCATTATAGTGGTATTTGTAGCGGCGGTATATTTACATTCTTGTTTATTTAAATATATGACTTTTAAGATATTAGACCATATTTAGTATATACGGATATTAGTAGTGGGTGGTGTATCAACAAAAACAGTAGTAGGACTATTTATTGCTCTATTATGTTATATATATTTATTGCAAACAATGGCTACATTTAAAATAAAACTCGAAGATAAAGCTGCTTTCCTTAATCGTATGGAAAAGGCGGGTGTTGAACTAAACACCGACCAAACAGTAGATAATAAGTTAGGGGGATATTTTGAAGTAACTATTGACGAACCGAAGCAGTTAGAAGCTGCTAATTTAATTATAAAACAATCTCCAAAAATTAATACTATAAAAGAAATGGAAAATAAGAAAAAAATGACTAAAGACGAATTAAAAGAAATGGTTCGTCAAGAATTACAAGCTGTATTAGCTGAAAAGAAAAAAGCAGCAGATGATAAAGATAAATTAGATGAAGCTACTTTGGAAGAATCTCCAACAGCTGAAATTTTATCTATATTAGCTGGTGTTGCTGGTTTAGGTTTAGGTAGCGCTGCTATTTTGAAAGCTCAAGACATGTTAAAAGCTAAAAAACCAGAATTGTATAAAAAATTACAAGGTATTAGTGCTGCAATTAGTACTGCTGATCCTTCTAAGAATATCTAATTCTAGATTTAAAATAAGAAATTTGGGCGTCTTGAAAAAGATGCCCTTTTTCTTTGGAGGTACAAAATATCTATCGTAACTTCCACCTACGCGGGTTGGGAAAAGGGGGAACGGGGAGAATAGGAAAAACGCCGAAGGGTTGGGGAACGAAAAGAACCATATATTTATATATAAACATATACTATGAAATACAAAAATAACGTGTTAGAGAAATTAACACAAATCGAATCAGTAGTTACTAAAGTTCAATTCCAAATTAACAGAGGTGTTGATCAAGATACTATTTTAGAATCTATCGAAAATCTAAAAGAACAAATTGAAAAAACTCGTGAAATTGTTTCTTTAGAACAAGATGATTTTGCACAACAATTTGCTAGATAATTATGTGGTTAACATTATTAATTGTACATATTGTTGAATTAGCTATTATTGGTGGTTATCTATTGATTAGACGTAATACTGCACTTGAAAAAGCAGTTGTTGAACAACGTCAATTTATTGATGCTATTGGTATTATAATTGCTAATTCTGATGCTAAATTAAAGGAATTAGATATTCAAGGTGCGTTTGAAGCAGATGATGAAGTAGGTACATTCTTTAATAATTTAAAGGATATCCAAAATATCATAAGTGACTTTAATAATTCTAGAAACTAGTTTGGTTATGTGATTTTCCTTCCATATATTGGGAGTAAAATTAGGAAATCACTATGTCATATAACGATAATTACGATATATTTGCTGATGATGATACATTAGCACTTACTAAACGCGGTAAACCACGTAAACGTAAACCAAAAGAACCCCGTATCTATTTCACTCAAGATACTGAGGATGCTATTGTCGAGTACCTTATTACTGTTGATACAGCTGAGCGTAATCGCATTTACAATGAGCGTATTGAATATGGCTTCTATAAATTAGCCGAGAATATTATTCATACGTTTAAATTCTACTACACCGATACTGATACTATTGAAGAACTCAAGCACGAGGTAATTACTTTCTTGCTTGAGAAACTTCATCTATATAGACCTGAGAAGGGTAAGGCATTTAGTTACTTTGGTACTATTGCTAAACGTTATCTTATTGTTTATAATGAAAATAACTACAAGAAACTTCAAGAAAAAGTTGATGTAGATGAAAGCGATGAAGAACAAATGTCATTATATGAAAATGATAAGAATATTGAAAATATGCTAGATGGGGATGGGTTTATGAACCAATATATTAAATACATAGACACCCATATATTTAGATTATTTCCTAAAAAACAAGACGCTCAAACAGCAGACGCTGTTGTTGAATTATTCCGCAAGCGTGAAACACTAGAAATATTTAATAAAAAGGCTTTATACATTTACATACGCGAAATAACAGACGTATCAACTCCTCAGATCACTAAAATTATTAAAAAGCTTAAGGTCATATATGTTCATCTATATAATGAATATTATAAGTATGGACATATAAAGATTTAATTATTCATATTTATTGATAAACGCAATTATGGCTAATTTTGACGACGTAACAGTATTCGGTAATACATCTTTATCGGATCTGTTTAAACAAATACACAAGAATAATAAAGATATTGATAAAAAGATTGAGGATTTTATTGATACTATGAAACCAATGGCAACAGCTAATGTGGGAAACGCCACAAATTTAATGCCTGTTGTTAAAGATTTAATTGATGTTAACGTAAAAAATAACGAACAATTGGTTAAAATGGCAGCTATAGCACAACGTGCTGCTACTACTAACTCAAATTCAGGAAATGAATTGATTGATATGAGTGAAATTGAAGCGTTATTAGCTGAACAAAAAGAGGTACAAGAAAAAGGACAAAAATTATTACAGCAAGCTACTCAATATCAAGCTTAAATGAGAATAAGAACTAACCTATCATCTGTTGTTGCCTCTGTTGGAAAAGGAAAAGCTACCCCACCTCAAAAAGCCCAAGTAGGTAGAGTTTATGGAGTTGTTACTACTGAAAATACTCCTACAGCTGCTATGTTTAAAAAAGCAGGTGGATTTAATGGTATAGGTTCTGTATTTTATTTAGATTATAATCAAGCAAAAGATACTGCTGGTAACATAGGAGATGATTTTTTAGATAAATGTAAAATTGCTAAATCATTATCTTCCCAATTTCAATATTTTCCTATATTAGGAGAATTAGTTTATGTAGAAGATTTACCTGCTCCAACTTCACAAATTACTAATAATAATTCTCAAAAATATTATATTAGTGTAGTTAATTTATGGAATAATAATCAACAAAACAGCCAACCCGCATCTGATCAATCAACTTTAGGTTTAACATTTGTTGAAAATCCAAATATTAAAACTTTATTATCATTTGAGGGTGATCATATTATTCAAGGTAGACAAGGTGCTGCTTTAAGATTTGGTTCTACTACTAAATTATTTTCTAATTTAAACGAATGGAGTGAAATAGGAAATGATGATAACCCAATAACAATATTATCAAATGGATTTAGTTATGAATTTGGAGAAAAATTTCATGTTGAGAAAATAAATAAAGACTTATCTACAATTTATCTTACATCAGCCCAAAAACTTCCCTTACAACCTGATAGAACAGGTAATATAAATCCACTTACTAACCCGATCGACCCATCAAAATATTCTAACGCTCAGATTATTATTAATAGTGATAGGATTACTTTAAATTCTAAAAAAGATGAAGTAATGATATTTGCTAAAACAAATGTTGAAATAAGTACTAAAAATATTATTAATTTAAACGCTAACGAAAGGATTCATCTTAATGGAGGAACCATTTTTTTAGGTACTGTAAATAATCAATTACCGTCTGAACCATTAATTTTAGGTAATAAAACGTATGACTTATTACTTGACTTATTAGGTGGGTTATACGAATTTGGTACATCATTATCTACTGTTATTGGTAGTCCTGAAGGTGCGCCTGCTATAGACATTAATACTGCTGCCGAAGGATTATTAAATACTTTAGATAGAGCTACAGATAGATTAGAAGGTATTCTTTCACAACAAAACTTTACAGCTTAATGTCTAATAATTTAAGTATATCAACTGTAGTTTCCCCTGATATTTTAAAAACAGTATCATCATCAGCTATTATTAAGACTTTTGGTGATCAATTAGTAAATAAGACTAAAGATAAAGTTATATCTGTTGTTGAAGGAAAAATAGGTGAATTAAAAAAATTAATTGAAGAAACAATTACACAATCTATTCAAGCAGGAATAGATCATAATACTGAGTTAAAACGTTTAGAAGTAATTTTTAAAAACAAACAAATTACTGAAGAACAATATAATGCTGCTGTTGCAAAAGAAAATGAAGCTTACAAAGCTAAAATAGATAGTTTAAATGCTCAAAAAGCTAAATTTCAAGAAGATTTAACTAAAATACTTTCTGACCCTTATAAAAAATTAAAAGCTGAAAGAGCAAAATTAAAGTTAAGAACTAAAAAACAAAAAACAAAAAATAAGGCTGACCGAACTAAAGCAAGAAGAGACTTAGCTAAAAAAATGGCTTTAAATGCTGCTAAAACTCTAGCTCCAATTATTGCTTTACAAATTGCAGGTAAACTTGCCTCTATTTTATCTCAAAGAGGTAAATTAGAAGTTTTAGTAGATCAAGTAAATACTTATATTGAACAAGCAAATACACCTGAAACTATTGTTATTGCTACTAATTTAAGAAATAATACTATTACTTTAATTAATAATAGCATAAGTAAATTATCATCATTACAAAAAACAATATCTCAAATTACAACGTATATTGCTATATTTAGTGCAATTGTAGCTGTATTATCTGCTATTCCTATCCCAACAGCTGTACCTCCAGGTATAGGTATTCCTATTAATTTAATTATTAAAATTGTTAAGACACTTGAAAGAGCAAATAAACTAATTCTTGCTTTAAATGTAATATTAGCTATTTCTACCGTAGTATTAGAAAATGAAATTTCTAAATTAAACGACCTAATTAGTAGAATAAATGATATAAATGCATTATTAGACGTTAAAACTAATATAAATCTTAACCAACAACAATTAACAGATTTAACATCTAGTATTTTTAACAATGTTGATCAGTTTGAAGAATATAAAGGATTTAAATTTAAAATTAAAGAAGAACAAAACAAAGCGTTTGTTGTTAAGGGAAATATACGTCGTTATGCTGTAGCAGTTAATCGCGATGGTACAGAAGTATTAAAAAGTGAATTATCATTTACTTTAGACCCACAAGATTTAGTGGACCAACTAAAACTAGTTATCGATCAACGAAATTTACAAGGATAAAATATTTATAATTATGAACACAAAAGCATTTAAAAGACTAATCAAAGAAGCCGTAATCGATGCTATTCATGAAGAGTTACCATACATTCTTGAAGAGCACGTGGCTAAACAAGAGAAAAAAGCATTACGTGAAGGTAAAACAATAAGTTTTACTAGCGCTGATGTATCAACTAATCCATTACCTAATGGTGTTCGTGGCCAACTAGCATCTCAAATGGGAGAAGCATTTGGTTTTCAACAACAAAAGCAACGACCATTAGAAGTAATTAATGCTGTAGATGATATTACTGGTGAAAAAGTAAACCCATTTGCTGCTTTTATTGCTGATGCTGCTGCTAGTATGACACCTCAAGAAAAAGCGGGTCTTAAAAATTTAGGATAATATGCCAATACCTCAAACGATACGTGTAAATCCGTTAGATTTACAGAAGAATATTGCTATTGGGGTATCATTACCTTTTAATAAACCCTTTACTAGTACATATACTACTAAAGATCAAATTAAATCTAATTTAGTTAATTTATTACTAACCGATATAGGTGAAAGAGTAATGAATCCTAATTTTGGATGTAATTTAAAAAGATATTTATTTGAAAACATAAATGATGTTAATGCTGAAAAAGTTAAAAATGCTGTGTTGAGTAGTGTAGGATATTATATTCCTGAAATAACAATAACTAGCATTGCTATAACTCCAAATACAGATTATAACTCAGTAGATATAAGTGTTAACTATGTATTAAATATATCACAGACCTCAGACGAAATAACAGTACAATTTAATTAATAATGACTAGCGAAGATCAAAACATATCATATATAGATAAATCATTTACGGAATTTAAAGGACAGCTACAACAGTATGCTAAAACATATTTTCCTAACACATACAATGATTTTTCTGAATCTACCCCAGGTAATATGTTTATTGAAATGGCATCTTATGTTGGTGATGTGATGTCATTTTATTTAGATACTCAAACTCAAGAAAATTTTTTATTATTTGCTAAGGAAAAAGAAAATTTATATGCACAGGCCTATGTAATGGGTTATCGCCCAAAAGCATCATACGCTTCAAGTACTACAGTTGATGTATATCAAATTATTCCAACTATAACAAGTGCAAGTGTGCTTGTACCTGATGTTAATACATACGGACTATTAATACCAGCAAATACAGTAATAACATCAACATCTACCGGTACTAAATTTATTACAACACAAGAAATTGATTTTACAAATACAGCTAGTGCTGAACTTACTTTTATAAATAGTGGAAATTATTTAATTAAAAAATCAGTACCTGCTATTTCAGCTGAATTAAAATCAACCACTATTAGTTTCTCTCCAAATCAAAAGTTTGCAACTGCTAATATCATTGATACTAATATTTTACAAATATTAAACGTAACAGGAAGTAATGGGAATATTTGGTATGAAGTTCCTTATTTAGCTCAATCAACAATCTTCCAAAAAACATCTAATACTGGATCAAATCAAGATCAAGTACCTTATTTATTATCCTTACAAAGAGTTCCTAGACGTTTTGTTTCTAGAATTTTATCTGATAATACAATCCAATTAGAATTTGGAGCAGGTATATCTAATAAATCTGATTCTCAAATTATTCCAACTGCAGATAATATCCAATCGGGACAAATACCTGGTATATCATTGATAACTAATAATTATAATGAAGCATCTACTTTTTTTACTCAAGAATATGGATTAGTACCTCCAGAATCTTTAACAGTAAAGTATTTAGTGGGTGGTGGTATCCAATCAAATGTTCCTGTTAGTGACTTAACTGATATAGATATTTCTTCTATTACGTCTACTAAAAATGGATATGCAGGACCTTTACTTTCACAAATATTAGATAGTGTAATATCAACAAATCCTAATCCTTCTGTAGGTGGTAGAAATGGTGATACAATAGATGAAATTAGACAAAATGCATTATATGCTTATTCAACTCAATTAAGAGCTGTAACTAAAGATGATTACATTGTACGTGCATTAGCAATGCCTGCTGATTATGGTACTGTATCTAAAGCATATATTTCACAAGATTTTTATAGTAATCCACAACAAACTACATCATATACACAAGGATTTAACCCATTATCTTTAGATTTATATATTTTATCATATAATAGTAGTAAACAATTAGCTACAGGCTCAGCTTTATTAAAAAATAACTTAGCAACTTATATTAATCAATATAGAATGGTTACTGATGCTATTAATATTAAAGATGCCTATTATATTAATGTTGGTATTAATTTTGATATAACAGTATTAAGTGGATATTCTAACAAAGATATATTAACTAGTTGTATAGCTACTTTACAAAATCATTTTAATATAGATAATTGGCAAATTAACCAACCAATAATTTTATCAGAAATAACTTCTAAATTATTACAAATTAGAGGAGTACAATCTATAGTTAAAATTGAAATAGTAAATAAACAAGGAGGAGATTATTCTCCATATGGATATGATATCACAGGAGCAACTAGAAATGGTAATATTTATCCTTCATTAGATCCTGCTATATTTGAAGTTAGATTCCCTAACACAGATATTCAAGGTAGAGTAGTAGTAAGTTAAAAATTAAAAATAAAAGTATGAATTTAGACAAATTAAAAGGGCACATTCCTGATGCTGTGATAACTCAAATCCCAGCTGTAATGGAAAAATTCCAAATCAACACCCCACTACGTTTAGCTCATTTTTTAGCTCAATGTGGTCATGAATCTGGTGGATTTCGTTTAACTAAAGAAAATTTAAACTATAGTGCTAAAGGCTTAATGGGTATATTTAAAAAATATTTCCCAACTGAAGCACTAGCTAAACAATATGAGCGCAAACCCGAAAAAATTGCTAATAAAGTATATGGTAATAGAATGGGTAATGGTGCTGAAGCAACAGGTGATGGTGCTAAATTTTGTGGCCGTGGATATATTCAGTTAACTGGCAAAGATAATTATACAGCATTTGGTAAATCAATAAATGAAGATATTGCTGCTAACCCAACAGTGGTAGCAGAAAAATATGCATTACTATCCGCTGCTTGGTTCTTTAATAAAAATGGTTTACACAAATTAGCGGATGGTGGCGCAACTGATGCAGTTGTTACATCTATCACTA